TATGGAATATGCCTTATTCACAATATACTAATGTAATGATTAAAATTAAAGCACTCTTAAATCCTGGTGGATTAGTGTATATAGGTATTGTTGATAAAGTATATAAGTATGACCCGCCAGGCCCAAAAAGTGTAAATATTCTTGAATTATTAAAAAAACATTTTAATAATACAAGAATTTTAGATACTAAGTCTAGTCAATGGCTAATAGAAGCTAAAAATCCATATTAAAACTGTACTGTTTTTGTTAAATATAACCAAAAGAATATTCCAACAAATGCTTTTGCTAATAAATCTAATGTATTATATCCAATCATTTTTGTTTTTTCATTTGTTTGATAAAATACTCCATATAATGACCATAGTCCTAAATATAACCAAAATATTATTTTGGATTGTTTTGTTACTTTTGGACCCCTCATAAATAGTTTCCAAATAGTTCCATAGGTTAAAAAGAAGAATATGAATCCTATAAAATTGGCTAATGTTCTGTTTAATAAGTCTATTTCTCCAACATATCCAAATCCCAACATTAAAAAATTGAAAAATAATATTGGTAGAAATGATGAAAAATGGACATCTATTTTATTTTCATAACCCAAAACTAGAGATAATACTAATAACATAAGTGGTGTGCTAATTATCCAATCTGAATAACGCATATTATTAATTTTTTCAATTGGTAAATCTAAAAATGAAGTTGAATTATTTTCTAGTTGATTTATTTGTTGTTGCGTTTCTTGTGTTTCTTTTATGATTATATTGTCTTCTGATTTATTTATTACATCTAAAAATAATCCATAAAAATAACCAGCAACAATTGATATACAAGTTTCTAAATTCATAATATGACGAATCTGTGGAACAGGATTTCTTAAAGCTTCAATAAATGTAATTGTTCCAGTAGTTATTAAAAATACATATGTAAAATAAAAACTATTTTTTACACTAATTATTTCCATTATTATTACTTATATTACTATTATACTAATACAATAATATTAATAAAATAATAATATTATTAAACTAATAATATTATTTTAAATTTTAAAAACCATTTTAACTAATTATAAACTATAAAAGCTAGTTTAAAATAAATAGTTTAAAATAATTCTGCTTTTTAATTGGAATATGCTAAACCACCCATACCAGACATAATACGAAGAACATTGTAGTTAATTGCATATACACGCACTTTTGCGGTATTTACACCTTGAACTGTCGCATTTGACAATACTAATTGTAAAGTAGCATTATCTATGCGCGAGAAATTGCAAGTGCCAGATGGTTGGTGCTCTTCGGGTCTTAGCGCAAATGAATAAACGTTAATACCTGTATCTGGGGCACGAGTATGGTGCTGATATGGTTGGACAAGGTCAAAATAGGTGCCTTCACGCTCCGAAAAGCGATCTTGACCGTTTAATTGTAATTTTGCAACTACAACTGGATTTTCACCCCAGCAATGCATATCTAATGCAGTTTCAGCAAGAACAAAGGTGCCGGCGTCAGATACACCAGAGTCATCATTATTTAGAGCTCCATCGGGCGCCCTTGCTAGACCACTGCTAACCATTAAACCACCACTAATTGGACCAATTGTTGTATTGACTGCGCCTGCTCCGATTGCAGATACCACCACCGCCGATCCAGGTTGACCTGTTGCTGGAAGTAACTGATTTGCCCACATGTCTTCAAATGCTCCCGAAGGATTAATAAATCCATTTGCACCTTGAATTGTTGATTTTGAACCAAACGCATGAACCGCATTTGGTAATGCATCTAACGCATCTGTATAGTTAAATGGTTGGGCACCTAATAGAGTATTAAGAGCAGTACCGGCAACTAATGACGCGCAATAATCAACGTTGGCATCAGGTTGGACCACCCATATTAGTTCTTTGCATGGATGATTTAAATTTAATTTAATTTTATTTGACGACGAACCAACCGACTCATCGCCTGTAAACTGTAACTGCTCAATTAAGTATTCGTGTGGATTTTGGGCCATGCGTCTGCGTTCATCAGTGTCTAAGAAAATGTAATCAACAAATAGCGAAGCAGCAGCTAGCGATTGTTTATACGCTTCATTTACTTTGAGGCCATTACCGTCTAAACTGTTTACTGCCCATAAGCACTCTTCAATGTTACGAATATCTAAGTTGATTTTGACTTCGTGATATTGTAGTGCAATCAATGGTAGAGCTAGACCCGGATTGCGGCAATACCAGAACTGAAGTGGAATATATAAAGTGGTTTCTGGTAGCGCTTTGCGAGGAGCACAAACTTGGCGCACACCATTTGCCGAGCAAGGACCATCAACTTCGGCAAAATTTGGATCGCAAACATAAGTTAATTGAGTTGTATTACCAATCATTTTATAATAACCACGTTCTTGTTCTTTGGATAGTGTTAGTTGATTCCAAATGTGCATCCAATCACCATATTGACGATCAATACGCTGACCACCAATTTCAACTTCAACTTGCGAAATTAACTGTTCGCCGGGGAAATCTAACCATCTAGCATATAATGTTTCTGCGGAGGTAGTTTGCGCTTGAGATAACGATTGACCAATTTCGGGAAGTGTTAATTGTAAATATGTACGGTAAGCCAAATCACCATTTCTGGAAATAGTGCATGTTACACGGCGACCAAAATCAGCTTGTCCGTTGAATGTTTGTTCAATAGACTCCATCGCAAAATTAGTATGGCGTCTGTATGTCACTTTCCAAAAAGTAATTTGGGGATTACCTGTTAAATAAACATCTTGTGCGCCATAGGCGACTAATTGCATTAAACCACCAGCCATTTTTTTATAATATTCCTAAAGAAAAAAAATTTTTTTAATTAATTTAATTAAATTAATTAAATTAATTAAAAAAAATATTACAAATTATTGAAAATTATTAAAAATTATTAAAAATTATTAAAAATTATTGTTAAATAAACAAATAAACAAATAAACAAATAAACAAATAAACAAATAAACAAATAAACAAATAAACAAATATTATAATAAACACTAATATATTATGTATACTATAATTATATAAGTAGTCATGAAGAAAGCTGCTATTATTAAAACTACCTTGGATAGTAAACATAATGAAATAAGTAGTTTATTCAAACAAAATGAAGAAGTTATTATTCCTAAATATTTAAAAATTATAGAAAAATTAGAATTATTATTACAAAATTCAACAAATCATAGTAAAAATCAACCAATTATTGAAAATATAAAAAAATATAAAAATTTAATCCATTCTCTTAAGAAACAAAAAAATGAATATTATTTAGATAATTCAAAATTTATTTTTGACTACTTTGAAAATAAAAAAAATATTTCTAATAGTGATTTGATAACAACTAGTTCAAATAAAAATGATATTATACACAAATTTTTTTCAACATCTAATAATGAAGATATTAGTATTAATAATAATAATAATAATAATAACAACACAAAAACTTCAATAGATAAATATTTTAACAATATTGATTATTTATATTTGAATTATGATAATTTTATATATCCATCTGATATTTGTAATGTATGTAAAAAAGGAGAAATGGTTTATGTAGAATCAGATGGTATATCTGTTTGTAATAATTGTTCTAATATTATTAAAAATTTGATTGAAATTGATAAACCATCATATAAAGAACCACCTAAAGAAGTTTCTTTTTATGCTTATAAAAGAATAAATCATTTGAAAGAAATATTAGCGCAATTTCAAGCAAAAGAAAGCACAAATATTCCAGATGAAGTGTTTGAAAATATTAAATATAAAATTAAAAAAGAACGCATTAGCATTAATCAGTTAACAAATACTAAAACCAAGGAAATTTTAAAGAATTTAGGGTATAATAAATATTATGAGCACATACCTTTTATTAAAGACAAGTTGGGTATTAAACCACCAATTATGAGTTCAGAATTAGAAGAAACACTATGTAATTTATTTATTGAATTACAAAAACCTTATTCTAAATATTGTCCCAAAGAACGCGTTAATTTTTTGAATTATTATTATACTCTTTATAAGTTGTGTGAATTATTAAATGAAACTCATTTTTTGCCCTATTTTCCCATGTTAAAAGACAGAGAAAAACGCGTAGAACAAGACCAAATATGGAAAAAGATTTGTTTAGATTTGGGTTGGAACTTTATTCCTACCCCATAATTATTCATCAAAGTTACTTAGACTTAATAGATTGGAAAAAATATTTATTATATCTAAATAATAATCTAAAGATGCTGTTATAAAATCTCCACTATAATCGCGCTGTAATATTTGATTTGTATCATATACAATATAAACAGAAAATAACATTAATAGTGAAACAACTATTATTTTATACAAAAGTGAAGATTGAATAATGAATATTTGCACAATAAGCATCATAAATATTAAAAGTAATGCATAAAACAAACCTAAACCAAACATATATCCCAATTGAATATTACTTGCTATTAGTGCTACTCCAAATGCAAACATTGAAACAAAAATGCTAATTGTTCCTAAAACGGCAGTTTTTATTGTATTGGGATCATAGCGGGATTTTCTGTATGCTAAAATTACTCCTAATGTGGCAGAAAAAAGAGAAAATACTATAAATTTTAACCATTGAGGCATAGGAACTAAAACTAAAATTAAAATTAAGATTAATTCTACTACATATGCAACAATAGTATTTGTATCAACAAAAAACGGATGGTTGTTAGTAATTATATTTTTATTTTTTTCTATATCAAAATTTTCACTTACATAATAAGTAATATAAAGTTGAGCTACTAAAGTTA